GGTGCGTGTCGAGACGTCCTCGATCGTGAAATAAGAGCCGTGGCCCCCGTAAAGATAGTCGCAGTGGGAAATGTCGCCGCTAGCCACTTCCAGAGGTTCGGTGTGACCGGCGCAGAAGATGTGATCCGCGTCGTCCACCCCTCCCACTATGTGAAGAGCTCGTTCTGGATAGCCGGCGCCGCCACTCAATACGAAGCATCGGCTGAAGGCAGATGCCAGGCAAAAGTTGACTGGTACGTCCGGCGCATTCTCGGGCCCAGCCCAGCACTCAACTGAGCAATATCGAGCACCGGACCCAGATCCGCAACGCGGTCTCCGTCACCCAGACCGAGGGGCTGGTGGCGATGTTCGGCGTCGATGGCTCGAAGGGGCAGAAGGACGGCATCGCAGCCCTGTCCGCAACTGGCGGCAACGCGGCTTAGGGTTGATCTAATCTCATCAGTCCATCACTGGTGTGGGGTCACGATGCGGAGGAAGCTAATTCATGACTGAAAGCCGGGATTGAAATGCGTGAAGAAATTAAAAAGCTCGTAGCAATGGGGCCACTTCAATCAGAGGACGACACTAGGTCGATAGAGCGCTTGGAAGAGGCTCTGCATTCGATCAAATCGCCAGTGACAGACGAAGAGGCTGAAGCCTTACTTACTGTTTTTGGCCCGGATGACTGCTTTGGGTTGTCATGGACGCTTCTGCATCTCGTCGAGACTTCGCCGACACCTTTCCCGCAGGAGCAACCCGGCCCCGAGGCCAATCCATGGCTTCAGTTGCTCTACGCCCGAGCGCATTGAACCGTGGCACATCGACGGTCATATGTTGGGCCTTCTCCATATGAACGCATTCTCGAGTAGCCGACGCCGACACGCACTACGAAGCATCGGTTGCGGCACGTGGTAATGCACGAAGATCGTGGCGCCGGACTTCTCGATCTCGATCGGCCGCAGCGGCTGCCAGCCCTCGCCGGCCAGGATCTTCGCCGCGACCTTGGCCTGCTGGTGACCGTACCAGCGCGCGCCGTTGCTATCGAGGTGCCCGCCCTTGTCGGTGTAGGGATAGACCGGCCCGACCATGACCACGTCGTCGCGCGCGATGGCGACCTCGAGCTGCGCCATGCCGACGAGCAGGTCCGGCGCGCCGTTCATGTCCGCGTCGCGGGTGTAGCTGTCCACGGCGTCGATGATCCCGGCAGGCGAGCGGGTGGCGGTGCCGTCGGTCTTGGCGACGGTCTGGTCATCGACCGCGAAGGCCACCGCGCCGATGTCGGCGATGGTGATCTCGTCGGCCCCAGCTGAATTGGCGAAGCGGAAGGTGCCGGGGCGGTAGTCGCAGGCGAGCGCGCCTGCGGTGCCGGTGCTGTTGTCGACCCGCTCCATGGCGACGCCCGCACCGACGAGGCCGGTGGCGGTCTGGCCCTCGACCAGGTGGCCGCTGGCGTTGCGCATCACCATGGCGCCGGCATAGATCAGCGTCGCCGCGGCCACCGCGCCGCGGCGGATATCCCCTTCCGAGCGGGGCGTGTTGCGGTCCTGTGTGAGCGCGGCCATCAGAGTGCCTCCCCGAGGTTCTTCGCCATCGCCGCCGGGTCGATGCCCAGCATCTTCGCGATGGCGGATTGATCGGTGCTGAGGGCTGCCTCACCCTCCTTCGGGGCGGGCGGTTCCAGCGAGGTGTTGGTCTGGTCGAGCCGGGGCAGCGCCTGGATCATCTTCGCCGCGCGGGCGGGATCCTCCATGTGCAGGGCGACATACTCCTCGCGCGCCGCCTTCACGCCGGCGCGCCGGTCGCGGATCGCGCCGTCGACAAAGTCTTCCGCCGCCTTGCGCTTGCCACCCTCCTTGAGGGTGGTCACCTCGGCCTGCAGCGCGGCGATGGCCTCGGCCTGCTCGCCACCGGCGCTGGCAAAGCCGCGGGCGGCCGCCACGACGGTGGTCAGGCTGACCTCGCCTTCGAGGCCCATAGCGCTGCCGATCTGGCCAAGCGCGGTGCTGAGGGTCTCGTCGCCCTCCCCGTCCGCATCCAGGCGCGTGGCCAGGGCGGCCGTGATGTCATCTTCCGAGGCATCCTCGGACAGGCCAAGCAGCTTGGCCACCTTCGCGGAAAACATGTCGCCATACTCCGTGCTGTTGAGCGCGAGCAGCTCGCGCAGGGCGGGATCATTGGTGAGGGCGGCGCGGGCGATGGCAGTCACCCGGCCGCTGGTCTTGTCGTAGGAAAGGACGGGAGAAAGGCCCCAGTAGGCACGGTCCGAGAGCAGCGCCCGGCCGCTCTCGTTCCAATCCACGCGGCCCCAGATGCCGTCCGCGCGCTCCTCCATCTCGGTGATGAAGCCGCGCGCCGGCGCCGACAGGCCCAGCTTGGCCGCCGTGTCGGTGCTGTGGTTCTCGTCGATGTGGATGCGCTGGCGGCGCGAGAAGCTCTCCTCGATCACCGCCTTCGCGTCGTCATAGTGCCAGGGCCCGCGCCCGTCGCGCGCCTGGACCCGGCCCCTGGGGACGAGGTGGACCCACTCCGGAACGGCCTGGCCGTTTGCCGGAGCCGGGAGCGGGATTGTGGAGAGGGAGACGAGGGCGGTGTTCATGCAGCGATCTTTGCCCCGCGAGGCAGATCGCAAACATGTCCAACTGGTTGTCAGGGGGCGTGGCGTGGCTGCAAACTAAGACTGCCGCAGCTCACGGGCGACGGTCAAGTGCACGATGTTCGTCGCCGGCGGCTGTTTGAGAATAATTACCGAAAGCCCATTGTGCGGAAATTTCAATGGGCTGCAGTACTTGCTCAATTTGAACTGCAACCGCTATGGCGCGCAAAAGGAAGGGCGGGAACCCTAAAATCTCCGCGCGAGCGCTGGCAATCTGGAACAATTTCGAAAACGAGCACTCCGCCAAGCAAGCGAGTAGGGGCGTAGGCCCCGTGGCTGACTTCCAACGGGTTTCACGTCACGACCTTCAGTTGAGGACAATCACGTTAGAAAAATAGAGCCATGTGTTCCGCCGATCAGAAAATCTGCGCCCTGCGCAACCTCAGATAGAACCACCACGACGCGCGCGTCACCGGCACGCGCTTTCATTCGAACCGATCCGCCGTCACTTGCGTAAATGCGCAAAAATGAAATAACACGCATCACTTACCCTCCGAAAAGAAAAGCGACACGCCTCCATCTTAAGAAAATTTCCAAAGGAACAGAGAAGGCATGGCAGATTCGCAATGCCATATCCTCCCATTAATGGTATTATAATGGCGAAAACATTGATTCTACCCATAACATCAACCCATTGATCGGGAGGGATGTCATTGTTGAGATATTTTATTCACCTTTCCACAGCCATTTCAGTGATCTTGCTGCCAGCCGTATCCAGCGCCCAGGAAATCTGCAAACATCTGGTCTCGGGTGGAGTATTTAACGTCACTTCTTACAATCTTGACACCGAGGACGTGGACGCATTCAGTAATTGGCTATGCGACACAAATGCGTCCTCATCCTCCGGCTCATCGTCTGGCAGCGGCTATATCAATGTACCTTTGAAGGTCGGTCAGCTCGGATTGGGCGGCGGGGGATCGCAAATGAACTCCCAGCAGACGTTTGCGCAGTACTGCAGCACCGAAAACCGCTTCACCCAGAGCCGAACCGAAGCCATCGCCTATCTGCAAAAGGCTGCACCAGAGATCATTGATGGTTTCAATGAGTGCCTCAATCGTGACGGCCTCCACGTCTGGATCGAGTTCACATCGGACCCGGAGGTTTTCAAGATTGCGTCAAAGTTCAAGTTCGCGGGATTAATCCAAGATCTTCCGAAAATCATGGAGGTTGTCCTACCGAAAGGCGTCACGTGTGACCCATCCTTGGAAAATTTTGACTTCGACGACATAGGTCAGAACAACACCAGGCGATCGGTATGCAAAAGAACCGGTAAAGAGGCAGTCAGTATCGTTTTCAACGCGGAGGCCGATCCTCTTGGTGGCGGAGATCTTTCCCTGCCTGCCATCTACTCTCCCCCGATCGCACCAAGTTGTGCCGTACGCCAAATCATGGCGAATCATCAGTCGTACTATTCAGATTACCCAGATGACACGCCTGGCGAACAAACAAGCGTCGGAGTGGGTGTCGGAGGGGGTTCTCATATAAATAGCGACAGGGCCTTCCTTCGAGTAGATCGGGACTGTAAAGTGTCACTTACCGTTTCGATCGGCGCTCGTGGTGGGCAGCGCTTCCCGGACGCGGGCTCGGCGCCTTGGATCAGCGTTACGGCCAACCGAGCTGATGGGAGCCTGGTGCTCAACAAAACTAACACCGCGACGCTAGCGGACGTCGCCACTTGTGGTGGCGTAAACAAGAAGACGATCCCCTTGGAATTCATAACGCCTGAGATGGTGCCTGAGATTACGGGGTTCGACGTGTTTCTGAGTGGCAGCTCGCCTATCAATTGCTGACATATTCAGAGCAGGCTGCATCTGAAAAACTCAATGCGCACCGCGTCTGACGCGAAACGACCTTAAGATTTGGCCCATCTCGTCGAGTTCGTGAAGACCGGTCGCGTTGAGGTGCGGCGACGTCGTTGAAACTGATTGCCCAGAAACGATTTCCTGCGGCCTGTTGAAGCAGGACTTCAAACAGATCGGCACCACGCACTTCACCATCCAGGACCAAGCATACCCAAACGATGTGTTCAGGCGCGCCGTCTCAGCCTAGGCAACCGATCGGCGGAAGTGGGCTTGAAGGTGTCCGGTCCGTCGAGCTCGGCGATAGAAGCATGGTGCAGGCATAGCTCAATCTGCTGCCGCCCCTTCCAGATACTCCTCCACGATCTCGATAAGAGCCGCCTGATCCTCCTTGCCCACGCCGAGGAACCGCCGCGCCGGGATGTTGCCCCACGGGATCGGCATGAAGAACCGCCGGCCCTTCTTGTTCACGCCCATGCGCGCGCCGAACGCGCCTGCCTCTGCGCCGAACTGCTGCACGGCCGCGTAGATCATGTTGGAGCCCCATGTGACGTCGTCGGCCCCGGCCTCGTAGCTGATCGTCCCGGAGAGGCTCTTCGTTGGGCCGATCAGAGGCCGCGGCCCCGGCTTGTCCTTTCGGGCGGCATACGCGTCCAGCGTTGCCTGCGTGCGCGGCGCCCAGGGCTTGCCGTCAGGATCTGAGCCCGCGGCGAAGTTGTCGTTGGTGCTCTTCACCATATATTCGCCAATGTCCTGCATCAGCGGCGCGGTGTCCGACAACGCCTCCGAGATCCGCGCGAGCGCCTCGGTCAGGGTGTCACTGGTGATCTCGATGCGAGGCATGTGCCGTCACCCTTTTACCTGGTCAGGTCAGAGCCGATGCTCAAACACGTCTTCTTCTGCCGTTGCGGTCATTCCGACGGGGTTCCCTATGAACCGCTTAAAGATGTCCCCCGGGAGAAGCTCCTCGCCAGGGCCACCTGTTCAGTGTGCGGCCGCCGCGGCGCAGACGATCTCCGGCTCATCTGGTTCGCCGCGGATCATGCCCGCCAGGGATCCCAAGGATCTCCGGATGGCTGAACGCCCCTTCGACGACATGGCGGATGGCGGTCTTCAGGGCATCCGCGAGATCCGGCACCTCCTCGTAATCCTTCGGCGAGCGCAGATGCGCCGCCAGCACCTGCCGCAGTTCGTCGGCCCAGATCTCCATCTGCGCGCCATGGCAGACCGTGTCTGCGAGACGATCGCGACGGACCTGGTCCGCGGGCTGCATCAGCCGAGCCCCGCCGCAATGTCTCGCAGCATCCGGCCCAGCTCGCTGTCCTGGAACCGCTCCGCGAGATCGTCGACAAAGGGCCGGGCAATCTCCGGCGGAAGATGCTCGATCTTGCCGCGCACGATCTCGAGCAGCTCATCCACGACGCTGGCGCCGGGCGCATACCCCCAGCCCTTTCCGACGCCCTGCGGCTCACCGGTGCGGGGATCGATCGCCTGCCAGTCCGCGGGCAATGGCTTCGCCGGATCTCCGCCGAGCCGCCGGACCCCGGCCTCGGTCCGCGCCCCCGACACGTAGCAGCTGCAGCCCCATTCATTGGGCGGGAAGCGCGCGCGCCAGAACGGATGGTCGGGTGGCAGCGCGATACCGTTCCACGACAGGTGCAGGATCCGCGGCTCGGCCGAGCCGCCGTGGAAGTAGATCCAGAACCGGAAGTTGCCCTCGGTCAGCTGGGCAAAGCGGCCCGCCATGTAGCTGGTGCGCATGTTGGTGCGGTAGATGACGCGGGTGCGCCAGGCCTCGCCGGCCGCCCTGCCCTCGCCCGTCCAGCCATGCCAGCCGTGTCGTTCGACCGTTGCCCGGAAGTCGCGACGGAACTCCTCGAGCGAGGTGCCCTCCGAGATCGCCTTGTCGACCGACGCGGCCAGATCCGCCAACAGGTCCGCCTTCGTGGCGCCGGCGACGACGAAGGCACGGTCGTGTTGTTGCTTGCGCAGATCGTCCCAGCGCGAGGTCGGCACCAGATGGCGCAGGCGCAGCCGGAAGGCCGCGACCTGCTGCCGGAACGGCCTGCGGAAGACGACCGCCAGGTCAGCCATCGGCGCGCTGCCCGTCTTCCTCGATCAGCGCGCGGCCGCCAGCATGGGCTGCGAGGAAGGCCTCGGCCATCACACCGGCGAGGCCATCCGATGCCAGATCCGGCCAAGCGCTCAACAGCATCTCGCGCGCCTCCTCGAGCGAGCCTGCCGCCTGCAGCATCACCTCGATCTGCGCGAGCATTGCCTCGATCTCCGGGGCGGCCTCCTTGGCCAGCCGATCGACCGCCGGGGCGAACGGCTCAGAGCGGCCCGCTGAGGGGGCTTCTGTCTGGAGGGCGGCAACGCCTCGCGCGGGAGCGGGATGGGTATTCAATGGGTATTTAACGGCGCTCTCAGGGGGCATTGCGCCCTCACGCGGCGCCTGCGACTGCGCTGACGAGGCGGATTGGCCCTGGGGACGGAGGATTTCGGCGCCCTGGGCGGCCTCGGGAAGGCCGAACTTGTCGAGCACGTCCGAGGTCGCCACCCGGAGGCCGCGGTCGATCATCGGGCCGATGGCATCGGAGAAGGCCTTCAGATCCTCCGGCTCCTGCCGCTTGATGACGATGCGAGGATAGGCGACCTGCGGGCCGAACTCCAGATCGATCCACGGCCGCACCAGGTCGCGGTTCAGGATCGCGGCCAGCGCCTTGCAGTCCGCCGCCTCGATGTCCTGCTGCACCTCCCGGTGCTCCTTGCCCGATCCGAGCCCGCCGGTCTCGGCATCCGTCGTGGCGGTCTTGGGCGATGTCGCCCAGCACGCCCCGCAATGTCGCCCAAACCGCCCAGATCGCCTCATACAGCCCAGTTTGCCGTTCTACTGTAAAACTCGATCAACCTTGCGACGCCCCTGGCGCCACGCCCTCAGCGCCTTGATTTCATGGCCTTCCGGCTTCCTCCGGGAACCTCAGGCCTCTTCCGGCATCCACTGTAAGAATGAGTGTCACCCAACAGTGTGTGTAGCGTGACGCTCAAACTTGCAGTGATTTACGGCGAAGTTTACAGCAACGCGTTTTTCGCGATCGGGGCGTTTCGAGCCTCCTGAGCGGTCCGCCAAGGGTTTCCACGGGATTTCCCATCCCCTCCCATCCCGCCGTCCCACACGATCCCATCCCGGGTCCCATCTGGTCCCATCCGGGACCGCATGGCACCCCGCCGCCCTGCCACGTTCAAACCCGTCCATTTGCAGGGTCTTTAAACGGGGCATTGAAGGGGCGGTTCACGCCCCACCTCAGAAGGTCCCGATCGAGCCCGCGCCCGATACTTCCTCTGTGCCGGCCGCGTTGGTGTGGTTGCGCTTGAGCACGGTGCCGCCGTTGGCCTCGATCGCGTAGTTTGTCAGAGAACCGCCGCTGGCCGAGGCGATGGTATTCCAGAGCCACATCTGCGCGTCGTTGGAGCATTTGAATGCCCCGGCCCCGCCGTCGCCGTCGAGATCCTCGTCATATGCGTAGGTGCCGATGATGAGCGTCTGGGTCTGCTCGATGCAGTGGATCGTGGTGCCTGTGCCGTCCGGTGCGTTGGAACCGTAACGAGATCGCGTTCGTGCAGGCCGGCATTCTTGGCGAAGTGATCTGGTCCGGGCACACTTGGCGGTAGAGGCGCCCCTGGTCAGCCCCTCCAGCTTGCGCCCTACATGCGTCCACCAGCGAGACGCAGGCATCGCAACGCATTCATTCGGTCTTTCGGTGGCGACCAGACTCATAAGGGCAGATATGCGAACCTTCACCTCAGGCTCACATCATCATTTTTTTGAGGGCGCTAAACCGATGGTGTGGGCGGAGAGCAGACCTTCGCTGCGCCTTTGATGAACGGCAGCGATGCACATAAAGCGGACGGATGAGTGGCTGAGTAAAGCCACAAACATGCGCTGGCTGCTCCCGGCCGCTTCGCGCCCTACCATTTTGGAGTTTACGTGGGTCGTGCCAATGTGATCCCTTGCAGACACTTAGAAGGTACAAAGGCTTGATATGAAGCTTCAACATGCGCTCGAGAACTTGTCCGGCCTAGCGGTTTCCGGAGTCATTCCGCAGGGTGTCGTCGACGAAGGCAGAATTTTTTCCTTTGGCACTTTCGAGAACGAAGACAGCTTACACGGTCGCGTTAGGGACGTTGTCCAAGGACTAAAAGATCATGTAGGCCAACCATTTGACGCTCAAGCGTGGGCGTTCACCTACGAGCTTTCGACAGAGAAGCAAGACGGAGTGAAACCCCCACTGACTTTCTTGGCTATCGTCCAGCCCCAAGCAAACGAAGCGATACTTGTTTGGGAGTTCCTCACAGGGCCCAAAACGCCGCGACTGATAAATAGGATTTCCTTCTGTCACACCTCGGCCGGCGTGATTGGGAATGTCCTTGGCGCCCGGACAAAAGGTGACGCTGAAGACTGCCTAGCGAGATCGGTATATCCATTGGCCATCGCGATCCTAAATACCCGAGGCTGCAGCGTCACCTTTCGACGGGCACCCAGCGTTACAAATGCGCGACGCAAACGCCGGGGCAAACCCATTATTCCAGGTCATCATGATGTAGATGCAACCGAATATGTCACCGCCCTTCGTTCGACATCAATATCTAGAGATCTTGGAGGTACACATGCCAGTCCACTACCCCACCTTAGACGCGCGCATGAGCGCGTTTTGTCTGACGGACGCCGAATTTGGGTACGTTCCGCTCTGATCAACGTCCGTGCCGAAGGGGACATCGCATTTGTCGAGCGGCGCAAGGCATATCGTGGCCGAACCCACAGCATTCGTAACACACGCTCGCCTAGTTGATCACGCGGGATTGGCACCGCTACTGCAGGAACGGATCGTCGGAGTGCGAAGCTCGCGTCGCGTTCCTTTCAAGACCGCAGGCCGTAGCGCTGCGCTTGCGGCCTATCCGGCAGTTAAGCGCAGTCAGCAGACGCTGATCGGCAGTCCAGCGCCGAAAGCCAATCCCCTGGCTCGCGGTTGCGATCATCCTTCGCTAACGGTGGGGACCCGCGCTTCCGGCGCCGGTTCTCTGACCTGAAAGACCCATTCATGAAATTTCTGGACCTTGCCGTCGTACTAGCCTTCTTCGCGTCCTTGGTCGCGCTAGCCGTGGCCGCTTGCTTCGTGCCGCGCTACGCTCTGCCGGGCCTCGGAATCATCTTCGTGATCTTTGGCGGCCTAGTGCTCCTGATCCGTCGAGCGAACAGGCCAAGCTCAGCCCGTATCGCGGCGATGCGGATCACCGACGCGATGAAGCTCCACTCACCGACGGTGAAACTCACCCCAGAGCTTTACGGTGCGTGTCGAGACGTCCTCGATCGTGAAATAAGAGCCGTGGCCCCCGTAAAGATAGTCGCAGTGGGAAATGTCGCCGCTAGCCACTTCCAGAGGTTCGGTGTGACCGGCGCAGAAGATGTGATCCGCGTCGTCCACCCCTCCCACTATGTGAAGAGCTCGTTCTGGATAGCCGGCGCCGCCACTCAATACGAAGCATCGGCTGAAGGCAGATGCCAGGCAAAAGTTGACTGGTACGTCCGGCG